TGACATCCGCTACGCGATTGGCACCAGCTCGCAGACAGCGACCACCAGCAGCCACTTCATTGCCAGCGGCGAGCGGCTGGATCTGGCGGTGCCGCTTGGCGCCAACATTGCCATCATCCGCGATGCAGCAACCAGCGGCACGCTGGAACTGACCGAGCTGGTCTGATGCCAAGACTGCGCGTTACACGCAACAGCGTCACGGGTGCGGCTGTGGCTGCAGTGGCGGCAGGCCCCAGCTACGACGCCGACGCCACGACGTATTTCGCTGCGGTTGAAGCGGCGGACGGCCAGAGCTTGGAGAGCGGCGTCAAGACTGCCATCAATGACTTCATCGTGGGCTGCAAGGCCGATGGCACCTGGAGTGCGCTGAAGGCGTCTTGCATCCTTGCCGGTGCGCGCACCCTTTCTGGAGCATTGGTTCCACTTGCTGGCACAGCACCTACAAACTAGAACTGCGTCAGCGGCGATTACAACAGAAAGACGGGCTTGGTTGGCAATGGCTACAGCAAATATTTAGATAGCAATAGGCTGGATTCAACAGATCCGCAAGACAATAGCCATGTCAGTGTTTACAAGACAGCCGGAACAACCGGCGGATCGTTGCTGGGATCCGCCAATCCGCCTTCGTATAACAGAATGACGGGCATGGATATTTTGGGGTCTAGCTATAGGTTCTTCTCTAGAGACGCTGGAACAGCCCTAGGTTCCAGTTCCGCTACTGGCGTTGTAGGGGTGTCAAGAGCATCGTCAACTACAATTTTAATTAGAGTAGCATCCTCGACTAGCTCAAACTCATCTACTTCGGGGACTCCATCCGGCAATAAGTATTTTGTCTTTGATAGATCAGGCGGCAGTAGTTATTTCAGCAGTGCCCGCCTCTCCTTCTACTCCATCGGCGAGGCCGTAGACCTTGCCCTGCTCGACACTCGCCTCACCACCCTGATGTCCGCCCTGGCTACCGCCATTCCCTGATCATGACTCTCGCTGACCTCCTGCCCACCGTTGCCGGCATGACCGATGCCGAAGCCAAGGCGCTTGCCCTGGTCTTTGGCGACGACGCCTATGACGCCCTGCTTGCCGCGCAGGCGCAACGCCCTGATGCCCGCGACCGCGTGGCCCCTGTGCAGCTCACCGATGGCCGCTGGCTGGTGTGCGCTGATGTGCTGCGCGAAGCCGCGACCGGCGGCCTCTATGCCGAGGGCTTTGCCCTGCTGCCACCCGCGCTGTTCGACACGGTGGACGTGATGCCGTGGGACGACGGCTGCGCCCTGCTGCCACCGCCGCCAGAGATGCCTGGCTTGGGCGGCGGCCAGTAGACCTGCACACTACGGGGCACCCTCCAGCTCGGCGGCGATGGCGAGGAGCTGGTGGTGCACACTTTGCTTGGCTTCCCTGAAGCCCTCCATGTATTCGTTCATGGGATAGCGGCCAGGGAAAGGCGCGACCTCATGCGCAGCAGCCCGCAGGGCGGCGGCAATCAGCGGCGCCATCTCTTCAGCAAAGTCAGGCAGTCCTTCTGGTGGCACGTCGTATTTCTTCAATGTCACTGCTGTCAGGACTGCGCGGGCAGCGGAGGAGATGTCAGTCATCGAGTTGCTCCAGTGCGCGGCGGATCACAACGGCGTCCTCTATCGGTAGGACCAACACCGGAACCGGATGATCAGCCCCGTCAACCTCCAGCAACGCCTTCAGCGCCTGCTCTTTCAAGGTCGGCGGCTTGGGGCGGCGGGCGGCGCGGAGATCCTGCACTGCTTCGTGCTCGTAGCAGAACCACCCTTCATTTACCAGCCACTCACAGCACGCCTCAAGCTCCTGGTCAGCTCCCCAGCGGGCGGCTTGAGTGGCAATGTGCTCTTGCCAGGCAATTGGATCTTTTGGATCCATGCGCTGTGCTTGTTGCGCCCAGAGACGACGCAGCTCAGGCGGTGGGGTGATCGGGTGCTCGGCGCCAGAAGGCGCTTGATACTCTTTGCTCATCATCCTGTTACGGCAGGGTGGTCACGGCCTCGGTGGTGACACACGCGGGGCCACCCCAATCCTACCTCTGAAGTCTGCTCGGCCATCGGCCGGCGGGGGCAACTTAGGCATAGACGCCAGGCCCCCGTGACGCCGCCTACCGCTGAAGAGATCACCGGCATCGCCGTCGCCTTGCTGGCCGGTTCCGAGATCCTCAGCCTTGCCCCCGGCATCCGCGCCAACGGCTGGATTCAGCTGGTGATCGGCGCCCTGCAGGGCATTGCGGCAGCGGGTGAGCAGAACAAGCGCCGGGGTCGGGGGCGTCGCTGATTGTGGAGCCAACGCACGGTGAGATCCTGCGCGCCATTGGCGTGCTCGAAGGCCAGTTGAAGCAGCTGCTCGACGCAGCCATCTCAGATAAAGGCGAGCGCAGTTCGCTGGGCCAGCGCATCGGCGCTTTGGAGCAGCGCATGGCGCAGGTGGTGATTGGCGCTGTGGTGCTGGCAGTGCTCAGCCCGATGATCTGGGCGGAGGTGAGCAGCCTGATGAAGCACTCGCCAGTCCCTGCGCTGGAGCGCTCACGGTGATCCGCCTGACCGAGGCAGCGCGGTTCTACCGCGAACTGCCGCACCAAATCGCCGCCTGGACTGCCCTGCAGGCCAAGGTGCCGCCCGAGGCACTGCAGGAGTTCGAGGAGCTGTACCGCTCCGCCCCGGCGGTGAAGCAGGAGCTGCCACCGGCGTGGCTGGCACCGGCGCTGCGGATCATCCGCGAGTTTGAGGGCTGCCGGCTGGATGCGTACAAGGATGCGGCCGGCGTGGCCACCATCGGCTGGGGTGCCACGCGCTACGCCGATGCACCGGTGCGGATGGGCGACACCATCACGCAGGCCATGGCCGATGAGATGCTCACCAACGACGTGGAGACGTTGTTCGGCCCCGGCGTGTTTGAGCTGCTGCCGGTGGCACGCAGCTGGAAGCCGGAGCAGGTGGCGGCAATCGTCTGCTTTGCGTACAACGTCGGCCTGGGGGCACTGGAGGAGAGCACGCTGCGCAGGCGGCTGCTGGCGGGCGGTGATGCCTGCACGATCGTGCGCGAGGAACTGCCGAAGTGGTGCCATGCCGGCGAGGCAGTGCTGGCGGGACTGGAGCGGCGAAGGGCAGCAGAGGTGGCGCTGTTCTGCAGCGTCAAGCCCCCGCTCCAGCAGCAGCAGGTGCAGTTGCGCAACCCGCTGAAGGTGCCGTACTTCAGCCAGCGCGACTCGCAGGTGGAGGGCCAAGCGTCGCGGATGTGCTTCAGCAGCAGCTGCGCCATGCTCGTGGCCACGCTGCGCCCCGGCGTGCTCAAGGGCGCCAACGGCGACGACCAATACCTGCAGCGGGTGCTGCAGTACGGCGACACCACGAGCGCCGACGCCCAGCTCAAGGCGCTGGCCAGCTACGGCGTCAAAGCGGTGTTCCGGCAGAACTGCACCTGGAGCGACCTGGAGCAGCAGATCGCCAAGGGTGTGCCGGTGCCCTGCGGGTTCCTGCACCACGGCCCCAGCTCGAAGCCATCAGGCGGTGGGCACTGGTTGATCGTGATTGGCACCACACCGACGGCTGTGATCGTCAACGATCCGTGGGGCGAGATGCTGGTGGCCGAAGGCACCTATGCCGGCAATCGTGGCGCGGGCCTGGCCTACAGCCGCAAGAACTGGGGCCCCCGCTGGATGGTCGAGGGGCCCGGCACCGGCTGGGCGATCATGGCGCAGCCATGAGCAAGGGCGGGGAGTATGTCGAGCCGGGGCTGTACCGGCTAAAGCGTGAGAGCGGTGCGGTGGTGTGGATCGCCATGGCGAACGGCATCACCTACATGAGCTACAGCGAAAGCTCGGCGCGGGACTGGCTGGCGGTGGAGCGCGGCGATGGGCCGGAGGCTGCCTAGCCGCAAGGCACTGGACAGACGCTAGCCAGCTCGCTACGGTGTACGCACCGGTACCGCCGGGCTGTCTTTTACCACCGCCATGACAACCACCCTCGCGTGGGTGGCGGTGCTCCTGCTGTTTCCTCTCCTGCTGCTGTGCTGGGCTTCTGAAAGCCGCCAGCAGCGGGCCCGGCGTCTTCGCCTTCAGGGTTGGACGCAGCAGCGCATCGCCAACCACCTGCACATCTCACGCACCACCGTTCGGAGGCTCCTCACCTAACGCCATCCCCTTGGCTGCCATCAGACACTCAAACAGCACCTCGGCCTGCCAGCGCTGCTGGTGCTCCGTGCAATAGCCCAGCCCGCAGACCCGCCAGATTGGGCCATGGCTGGTTTGGATCAGCTCGACACGCGGCTGATCCACCATCGCCGGCAACCTACGCAGTACCTCTAGGTTCCCTATGGCCTGGGGTGAGTGGATGATCCCTCAGCCGGGTCCTGAGCACCTGTTGACGCTGGAGCGTCAGCGGCGGGCCATTGAGGGCTACGACCTGGCGCAGGCACAAGAAGCCTTGCTGAAGCTGTGCCAGCTGTCCATGCAGCAAGACCTGATCATCCGCAGCGCTACGCGACACATTGCAGCGCTGGAGTGTGAGCAAGCTCTGCGCGTTTGAGCTGCATCCGCAACCGGCGCAGGGCATTGTGGTGCCGCTGGCCAATGGCCTGGCGCGAGACGCCCAGCTCCGTGGCGATGGACTGCAGGCTGCGCGACTGGCCCTCGGGACCCATGTAAAGGCGCTCGACGATCTGACGGTCTAGGTCGGGCAGATCGGCCAGCAGTTTGCTCAGGATCGGCACCAAGAAGCTGTACTCATCCACCTCGTTGGTGCCCACCTCATCAGCAATCAGCTCCAGCAGCGTGGAGCGCTCGCCGTAGCCATCGCTGCGGGCTTTGTCGTCGAGGCTGACCACCGGCGCACCATGCGGCAGGTAGCCCCGCAGGGTGTGCGGTGCAACGTTGCAGTGCTCAGCCATCTGATCCACCGTGGGCCGGCGACCATGCTCGCGCTCGTACTCCTTCATGTAGTCAAATGCCCGCTTCAACACCAAGATCGCGTTGTCCGGCAGGCGGATGGTGCGCGACTTGCTGCTGAGGCTGCGGTTGATGCTCTGGCGGATCCAGTTGAAGGCGTAGGTGGAGAACTTGTAGCCCCGCGTCGAATCAAATTTGACGATCGCCCGCTCCAGGCCCAGCAAGCCCTCCTGCATCATGTCTTCAAGGCCCATGGAGCCCGCGAAGC